CTTGGCTGCTTTGAAGACAACGTGGCTGCGTTACATAGGGCAATCCGATACCTGAGAGATGCAATTCCGATCACCCAAACGAACCGTCCAAGAAGCAGAATACCGCAAGCTACGGGACTGCTTTTTAGCGGCTAATCCCGTGTGCCAGCTGTGCCGTATCCTGCCATCGAGCCAAGTTCATCACATGGCAGGCAGGGAAGGCCAGCTGTTACTTTATACACCGTGGTGGCGAGCAGCTTGTGATGGCTGCCACAATTACTGCACAAGACACAAGCAACAAGCAATCGAGCGTGGCTGGAGTCTGCCGCGCCGACTAACACTGAAAGGAAACCAACAATGAACGACCCTATAACCATTGGCTGCTCGCTAGTCATCATGGTGTGCGCCATGTATATCATCGCCACACTACGCGAGATGTTCCAGTTACTTAGAAAGGAGCAACAAGATGAGGATAGCCATCGACATGAATGACGTAGCAAAATGCGTGTGGCGTTACGCGGACGCTGACCTAAGCGTGCCAGCGGAAGTGGAATACACGGTGGTCCTGACCGGAGCCAGCGGCAGTTCCCTTTACGAAGCGTGGCAACAGAAGCAGCGCGACCTAGGCGACCAACCTCAGTTCAAGCTATGAGTCCCATGTCTCGTACGCTGGCATGGCTGCGGGAACATGGCTACGAAGCGTGGGTGGTTGAGTATTGGAATCATTATGCCAAGATACGTCAGGACCTGTTCGGGTTCATAGACGTTCTGGCAGTCAGCGACCATCACCTGTTAGCCATACAGGTCAGCGATGACGACCACCACGCAAGCCACCGCAAGAAAATCCTGGCATTGCCAGTGGCGCGGCAGCTGGCCTATCACATGGACATTGAGATATGGTCGTGGGGGCTACGGCTTACCGGAGCCACGCGCAAAGATGGCAAGCTGAACCGTCGCAAGGAACAGACGCTCAGGCGCGATGCGCTGACAGCGGTGTTACTTCCCAAGCGGTCCTTGATGCGGCGAAAGATCGAAACTGGTACTTGGGACCTAGACTTCGGCAAGTAACAAAAACACGGGGGGGCGGGTGTTAGTAGATATTACGAAGTAATATCGTACCTAACACACGGGGGGGCTGGAGAACCGAGCGCGCGCATGCGTACGCGCGAGAGATGGTTATCTCGAATTCGATATAACCAGTCAGAAAACAACAACAATGAAAAAACCAACACCGTCAGAGTTACGGGAATTCGCCCGTAGCATCGGGTTCCATGACTTCGATGCCATGGCGTTCATCCACTACTACGACAGCATTGGCTGGATGGTAGGCAAACACAAGATGAAAGTCTGGAGAGCAGCGGTCTGGACTTGGAAGCGTAAACAACAACAGCGGCGTCCAGCAGCCATGATGCCGTATAGACAGCGAGAAGCTAAGATCAACAAGTTAAACCTCAGGAAACAACAACTGATTCGTGAAGGCGCTCCATACTGGAAGATTCACGAAATAGATATGCAGTTATCCGACTTATGACAAAACAACAACAAAAGAGACAGCCACAGAGGGAAGCGCCAGACGACTTCTGTGACTGGTGGAACCCATCTGGCATAGAACAACCGAGCGGGGCGGCTATAGGCGGCCATCATGACGCCAAGCGGACATGGGCGCGCAAGGACGCTGGGCGCTGGACACGGCGAACCTACGGAATGACAGCAACCAGCGCGTGGCATGTTCCGCAGTATCGGAACGAATACAACGCTTGGGTGGACGCGGGGCGACCGAAGCCACGGCGATTCGTGTCCATTTCGGCTACGCTGGCAGAACAGCGGGAGTTCTGGCAGGGACTCAAGGCTACGCTCACGAAGGTAGCCAAGCCGATGCCCAAGGAAGACAAACAACCAACGCCCAAGGCGCTGCCGGAGAGCAACGTGGTGGAAGGCGAATTCACTAAACTGGAAGGAGACAACAACAATGGACCAATCAGCTTCTGACCCTAGCGTCAGCCACGACTTCAAACGGACCGTCTGCGCGTGTGATGGATGCAAAGCGTGTTGCAAGAGACAGCCAGCGGCCCTAGCCAATGGCGACTTCGAACGCATAGCAGAGCACTTAGGCGAGACACACGATGAGGCCAAGGAACATTTCTGGGCAAGTCCAGGCGCTCTTGTTAAGGACAGCGACACGGGTCAAGTCACGCGGGTGGGAACCATCACGCCCAAGCGGGTCAAAGGCAAGTGCGTGTTCCTGACCGATGAAGGTCGCTGCGCCATTCATGCGGTAGCGCCATTTGGGTGTGCGTACTTCGACACCCACATGAGTTACTCGCAAGCGCATCCACGGTCCCTGTGGTTGGTCTACTCGACCAGCCAGCCAAGCTACCAAGCGTTACGGAACAAGCTGCCTTATGCCACCAGCTACAACCCAAGCAGATACTGACCTATGGACGCATTTGAAGAACTGGAAACCATGTTCAGAGAGGCACTCGACAAGAAGGAGATGAGTGAAGCTACTTACTTGAGGTTTGCCGAGCGCGCCTTGGACGACTTATCGAACGAGCCATTGTTGATTCGTTACCAAGAGCATATCAAAGGCGGCAAAGCAGTTAACACGAAGCCCGAACACGCTTTCGGTGAACGGTTACACGCTATGTTCACGATGGCGCTGGCTGCCACGGGCAAGGTGGAAATCATAGGCATACCTAACAGCAAGCCGAAGTTGATGGCTGCCGGGTTGCTGGCGCTCGTAAGCAACCATTCCATCATCTACCAGTGGAACGACAAAATGGAACGGCTGGCTGACTCATCGCCATTGCCACCGCACACGATCAGCAAGAGCATCCTGCCGATGCCAGTCATGTTCTGGTCGCGGGAGACAGGCTACACGGACAAAGAGAAAGGCGTGACGAACAACTGGCTGGCATTCGTGCATCACGTCAGTAATTGCTACTTCTTCGGTGACGCCAGCTACAACGAGAAACAAGAGACCAAGCTGTTCATCGACACGTTCCCGTATGGCAAGCTATGGCCCAATGACTTTCCCCAAGGGAATTATGGCAAGGACTTGGAACGGATACTGAAGCGTTGCTCGTTTCTCAATTCGCCTTTCGTCATGCCAGTCAGGCAGCGGTTGCCACATCACATACGAAGGCAGCTGGAACGTGACTTGGCGGTCCCGCGTGAGCGGCTACAGGAAGAAGTCAGGGTCATCGCGCTTCGGCGCATCCAGCACAAGACGCCACAGAAACCGCCCAGCGGCGAACATCGGGGCGTGGAATGGCAGCACCACTGGTGGGTAAGCCATCACCACCGCGCCCAATGGTATCCATCCGAGCAAGCGCATCGTGTCATCTGGATAGCGCCATACTTGAAAGGCGACATGACAAAGCCGCTACTGGAAAAGATGTATGCCGTAGTCCGCTAAAGCCTATGCCAATCAAGGGAACAGATTCGGACCTTGCCAACCAAGACAGGCTGGCAGCCTACCTAGAGGAACAGTGGCAATGCCGCTTGATGAAGATGCAAAAGTATGAAGTGGTTGACTATGCCATGCTCAACGAGCACAACTACGGGATACAAGCGTGGGTGGAATTCAAGGCACGCAAGATAACCTGCAACCAATACCCAACCATCTTTATCAGCCTGCACAAGTGGGAGCGTGGCGTGTTTCGGGCGCTGATAACCAAGCTGCCATTCTACGTTGTGATTGGCTGTCTGGATGACGACACGGTCATGTATTACGAATTCGAAAGGCAGCACATGGGAACGTTCTACGTCGAATGGTGGGGCCGAACGAAACGCGGGATGGATGACCCTGACGTGGAACCCGTCATCCACATTCCCATCGAGCTATTTCAGCCAGCGTGACGATGGTTATATCGAATTCGATATAAGCATTCCTACCTATGAGACTTGCGAGCCAGAGTGTGTAGAGATCGTGCAGTTGCGTTTACAGAGTGGAGAACGCTCAGAGCGACACTTGCGGCGTGACTGCACCACTATGCACATAAAAGCCGAAGGGCTGGCATCACTACCTCTTCGGTCATGTGCCAGCCCGTATTTGAAACCAAACACTTGCCAATCGGCAGCGGGACGGTAGACAAGTGTGAACAATTTGTCAACAACTTTCGTGCGTCGTGACCGATGGAACGACCAGCCAGTTTCTGATCCGTTGCTGGCATTGGGACGAACTAGGCGCGGCGCACGACTAACTTTTTACCCATATGAAAATCTACATCGTAGCCAAACGACTCATCCTGTGGAAGGCACTTGGATTCACCGGAGCGGAGAACCCAGACTTGGTTGGGTTCCTGCCTGTCTATAAGTCAGTCAAAGGTATGCGTGACGACTATCCAGACAGTGAATGTTTCGAAGTCGCGCCAGACGTTAATGAGCAACAAATTCGTTAACTTTGATAAGCTGGTCCGAGACAAAGGTTTCGACATTATAGATGGGCGCAGCAGCAATCATTACCCAACGTGGATGGCATACAGCTATGATGGCAAGTGGAGCCAGAGCGAAGAAGCCCGAAAATATTTCGTAGCGGTGATTCCGGTAAGCCGCTACCTCAAGTCACCGGAACAACTAAAGGAAACAAACAAATGAAAATAGGTAAGACACTGGCAGAATTTGCCAGCGAGATCAAACGAACAACCCACGAGCGCCGTGACTTCGTGAGTCCAACCACCCAGCTGCGCTACGTCGCAGACGATGGGAATGGCACGGTAGCGTTCAAGGCCAAGGACCAGCAAACCCATAGGGTCAAAGCCTACGAAGCCACGCCAACCAACTACTGCCTTCGGCAGATATGCGAGCGGTCCGGCATACCAGCCAAGTACGTTGACCGGATGAAAGGCGAGCACGCCGATTGTCTGGCTCAGAACATCAACTACTGGTGGAAGAACAAGCCGGAGCCTAGGATGCTTCGGACGCTGCTCAATGGCAGTCATCGGGCGCGAGCATTCGTGTCCAACGTCTATCGGCCATTGGAAAACGCGGACCTAGCAGCGATCATCCTGCCAAAGCTGGCAGACTTGAACTGCGAAGTCCTGTCGTGCGAGATCACCGAGACACGGCTGTATATCCAGGCAGCCACTCCCAAGCTGGAAGCCAAGCTGGTTGGCGACCGTGTCCGGTGCGGCATCGTGGCAAGCAACTCGGAAGTGGGCGCTGGCGCCATCTCGCTGGAGCCGCTGCTGTATTACTTGCGCTGCCTCAACGGCATGGTTATGCCAACCGTGATGCGGCGTTACCATATCGGGAAGCGCGAGCCAATGATGGAACTCGATGACGCTGCCGAGTACTACACGGACAAAACCAAGGAGATGGATGACCGTGTCTTCTGGTCGAAGGTGAAAGACGTAGTGGATGGCTTGTTCGAGAAGGACAGGTTCATGGCTATGGTTGACGCCTTCGAAGGCACCACCCAGCAGAAGGTCAAAGGGACCGATGCCGTGGAAGAAGTCGCTTCGCGCTACCAACTCAACGAGAATGAACGCGATGCGGTCCTCAACCATCTCATCGAAGGTGGCGACCCAACGCTGTTCGGCCTCATCAACGCCGTAACACGCACAGCCAGCGACGTTGAAAGCTACGACCGAAGCGTTGAGCTACAGCGGGTAGGTGGCAGGCTGATCGAATTGCCAGCGAGCGTCTGGCGGTAAAAAGCCCAAGAAAAAGGTGGGGGCTGGGTCCTGAGCTGGAAACGGACGAAAAACACGTTCTAGGGCCATTTCTGTTCGTTTACGGGCCATTCCTGTAGCCGATCAAACCCCATATTTGCATCCTAGGCAGGGTTCAAATCCCTGCCATGGATGCTTATATCGAATTCAATATAACCATCAACAAGGAAACCAACAATGAAAAAACATAAGAAGAAATGGGTGCCAACCGAGCATCAGAAGAACGTGATATGCGTCATGGAAAATCTGGCATTCACGGAAGTGATCAGGATGGTGTGCAAACAATACGGGTTGCCGCTCTCGCCTGACAAGCCGGAAGAGATCGAAGAACGCGAGCTAATGAAGCGCTGGATTGTGGATAACGACCTTCTTCTGCCAGGTGCCGATGTTAACGAAGTCATCATGAAGGTAGCTAAGGAAATGCGACACGATAATGATGGCCCATACCTTGACGAGCGGCGTTACCAGCGGCTGGTGAAAGAACAACGAGAGAAAGAGCAGAAACAACAATGAACGAAAAACAAATGACCCTGTTAGCCAAAGCCAAAGCCTATTCTCCCACGAGAAGGTATTACAAAGGCGAGCCATCATCGGAAGAGATAGAATTGGCGCTGGCATGGGCAAACGATGAAATAACCTTAAGCCAAGTGTCATACGCATTGACTGGCAAGCCGAAGGGCACGGCAGTCTACACGCGGCTGGCCCTGGCGTTGAAGAAAGCATACAAACAAGAAAACAATGAGCGAATTAACCCAATGTAACTACTGCTCGCTGGAAGCCATCAAGGCGCGAGCGAAGCGTGACAAACAAGCAGTCACGCTGATGACAGGCAGACCCGTATTCGCAGGTGTGCCTGCTGGCATAGATGTGTTCGTGCATCCGCGTGGAATCAATATCCGCGCTGTGCCGAACGTCCCACGGCAAAAGTACTGGGTCAGCTGGTTCATGGAGCTAAGCGACCATTGCGTCTGCTAGCCCAAATGAAACAATACACCAACGGTCAACCGGAACGAGACCCACTCCCATACAAGCTGGCTGGCCAGTTGTTTGGCGGCCGGAAATATCAATGCACATGGTGCGGCAAGGAGATTCAAGGATTCCGTGACCGACTAAGCGCCCAAGAATTCCGCATCACTGGCTCATGCCAGCAATGTCAAGATGATATGTTCGGAGAACAACAACAATGAGAAAAATGAAAGATACCAACAAGACACGCAAGGAGTCCAACGCTCGCACCCAGCGGCAGCTGGATCGTTACCACGGTAAAATCGCGCTGATGGATACATACGAGTCATTCCCGAAGCATCTCAGGACATACCAGCGGCTGAAACGCGAAGTCCATCGGCTACGTCAGCAGCTGGTCGTGAAAGGAGTGTTATGAGTGTCAGGATACCTAGGCGGCTGAAACAACGGCCACACTGGAAAGGCTTGCCAATCCCGTTCATAGCAACCATCCACGAAGATGGGACGCCTGACTTCCGAGTCACCGACCATCACAAGCGTTTGCACGTTATCAAATGGAAGCAATGCCAGCTGTGCGGCGAGCCACTTGGGCGTTATTTCTTCTTTGTTGGCGGCATTATATCGGCCAACCAGAATGCTTACTATGAACCCGCTTGCCATCTTGATTGCCTGATCTATGCCATGCAGGTCTGTCCGTTTATCGTGGGCAAGATGGAACACGCTGACTTGGAAAAGGTCAAGAAGGATAACCCAGACCGCATAGTCCTGATTGACCCAAGCTACACGGCAGTCAAAAGCGGCCATTGGGTGATAACGAAAGCGGACCGCTGGACCTACGTCTGGACTGCTGGCGGCACGATGCTGCTCAAGCCACAGGTTATCAAGAAGTCGCCAACGCTGACGCCGCCAACCATGACTCCTGCTGACTGGACCAAAGTAATGAAAGACCTATTATGACGTTACAGGAACAGTTCGAACGTCTTATGGCTACCGCTTTTCCGCATTTCAAACGTGGCTCACCGTCATGGGTAGATATGGAACAAGCGTTCTTCGCAGGCTGCTTGGTTACCCATGCCGAGTACGCCCAAGAAGGTCCCCGACCAGAATGGCAACGAATCCGCCACATGCTTTCAATCCATCGCCAGCTAGGTGAGTTTGGCGACACTCTCAAAATGGATCAGCAAAAACAAAAGGAGAGAGGCAATGGCAACAATTAGATGCAGTTCAACCTTCACGCGACGAAGCGGCGAAGTGTTACAATGCGAAAACATTAGCGGCCACGGCAGCGTTCATTACAACGGCAACGTCTGGTGGCCCAACAGACACGGTCTGCCAGATCACCAAAAGGCAGCAGGGTTCTGGCAGTCAATCATCCGATGGTTGTACGACCACGTATGAAACTAACAACCAAATTCGCTCGCGACAAGCTGGACAACGCTTATGAGGACATCTGCTGGGCAATGGATTATGCCAAGGAGATTAAGGACAAGGAGGCAGTCATCCAGCTGGATGCCGCACTGGCTTTGATTAACCAAGCGGACATGCGCTTCCAGCGAAAGGAACAAGGGAAATGAGCAAATACCACTGGAAACCAAGCGACCTACAAGAGCCATGTTACCGCAGTGACGAAGGGATTTGCCGTGACCACAATTCTGTTGTTGACCACCTCATGGCTGCTTGCGTTCAACTAGCTGCGCATCATCAAAAGGAACATGACAGGCTGATCGCAGAGCTGGAGCAGCGACATGAGGAGGAATTAGATAACGTGCGAACGGTTCACATGCGCGAAGTGCAGCGAGCAAACGAGCGTTGCGAGCGGTTGCGAATAGTTTGCGCCAAACATGGGCTGGCATACGAAGCCGACGCCGCAATCGCCGCAGAACAGGAGAAACAATGAAACTGGATGACTTCATTACCGCTGTTACAAAGCTGGTAGAAACTTGGCAGCCATCCGAAGGAGACACGCTTCGCAAGTCGCTGGCTGCCATCTATGACGAAGTGCGCGAAGAGATGGCCCACGACTTGGCTGAAGCCATCCGCGTTAAGAACGAAGCACTCGAACAACTGCATAGGCATCACATAGACTACCATAAGAAAAAGAAACCATGAACAAACAATACTTGGAACGCGCTCGCGCTTTCGAAGCCAATCGCCACAAGTGGTCGCAAGCGGAGTTGGAACAAGAAGCTCGGAAGTTCACGAAATGGATGATGGCTGGCATTGCCCAGCCAGGCGGCTTGCTTGACCTAGCTGACAAGTGCGAAGCCGTTGTCAAAGCCATGAAGGAACGCGAACGAAAGGAAAAGCAGAAATGAGAAACAAAGCCAAGCAGGATAACCTACCTGCAAATTCACGCCGACAAGTTTCTTAATCCCGATGCTTATATTGAATTCGATATAAGCATCCACCCCGGTCATGCAATGACTGGCCTAAAATAACACCTTGTGCTCTGTCCCACCCAGTCATTCATGACTGGTTTTCCCATGGGAATTCGTTAGGGCGTCATCGCCTGACTGCCTCTCAACGTTTCAAGTTGCGATAGCTGTGCCGTTTTGCCTTGGCTTTGGCAGCTTGCCAATACGCAGCGCCAGCTTCTTTTGTTGCCGAAGCTTTACTCAAGCCACGGCGTCTGGCTGACGCGATTATGCCTTTGAACGTGGATGGCTTCATTATCGAGCCACGCTTGCCACGCGCCCTAAACCGACGCACCGCTTTGCTAACGTGTGCCATTTGGCTCTCCTTTCTTATTTGTCGTCCTGTGGTTCTTCACCTGGCAGGCATATGCCAATAGTTTCGCCCAACTTGTTGCCATCCGCATCGCGCAGGATTTTGCGATACACCTTGACGTTTTTGCCGGCCCAATTTTTTGTGTCTGGGCCGAACCACTCGGTCATTTGCGCGATGTGTTCATCGCTTAAAATCATCGGTTTCATGACTGCCTGACTGCGCGGCAGGTTCGCAGACCTATCGGGCGACCGCATGTTAAACAAATGGGACGCTTAATTTTCGCAGGCAACGTTACGTCAACACGCTTGGCTATGGCTGCCCCGCGACTGACTGCCCGTATCTGTCTGGCAGTCAAACCTACCTCAGTGAATATCTCTTCCAGTTTCATTTGATGCCCCAACCATCTAACCAACCATTCGTGGCTGTCAAGACGCTACTTGACGCGGCCATTGGCAGGCAGCATAATGGCCGTTGGGACGATGAGATGAGAGGAAATGGCGTGGCCGTGTGCTGAAAGGCAGCGGCCATTGCCATGCCAACAATGCCTTGGGTCAAGACACAGCGTCGAAACAGCCGTGGGGCGCGGCTCTACCGCTCCCCCAGTGGGCGCATGTTTACTATCAAGCAAATCCGCGCTTACAAGGCAACCAAGGGCTTCAGCCGACCAGTCAGACGCAAGCGCAGGTAAACCCAACCATCGGGGCCGCTACTCCCTGCCAAGTAGGACCCTGCTCAAAGGACCCGTCACAAGGCAAGCAGTCATTCGTGCCTGATTCCCCAAGACCAAATCGCGAAAGAGCGTCCAGTCAGTCACAGCAAGTCAGTCAAAGCAAATTACATCGGTCATCCGGCTATCTCCGTTGACGGGTCCTTCCAAACGCGGTCACGGGTGCGGCTCCTTGAGAGTCCCGAAATTCACCTAGAAACAATTTGATTGACGGGTCAAGACCTAGCCGAGCGTTTTTCTCACTGGGGGGCTGGGTTGACCTTATATCGAATTCGATATAACCATGTGGCCTATGGCTGATCGAACTACGCTGGACACGACTCAGATGGCGCGGCTGATAGACGTTGGCGCGCGCCACGTTCGGAAACTGACCGCTGACGGTATCCTGACACGGGCGCGGAACGAGTTTGGGGACGAATTGCAGGGACGCTACGAGATGGTGCCCAACAACCACGCCTACATCCATTACCTGCGGAAACAGGGGCGGCTGGATGAGTTCAGCGATGCCCGACGGTCCATGCTGGGCAACCGCAAGATGGCCGCTGACGCCGAGATGGCCGAGTTGCGGCTGTTCGAGTTAAAGGGGAATCTCCATCGGTCCGATGACGTCGAATTCATCTGGACGAACAAGCTGACCCGAATCAAGGCACGCATCCAAGCCATACCGTCGCGGACCGCTCGCCAGCTGGTGGGCAAGACTGACTACCGCGACATACACGCTATCCTGACCGAAGAAGTGGAACAGGTGCTTCGGGAATGCTCAGGATACAACAGCGCGGACTTTAAGGACAAAGCGGAAGCCTACTTGGAAGAACAAGGGGCAGGGTTATCCGACTTGGCAGCCGCCAGTGGAACAAATGGCAACGGGAGTGACGATGGCACAGGAGAAGAACCGGACAACAGCTAATGACATAGAACAAAGGCGCAAGGCATACGCTAACACGGCACAGTTCCATGATGGCATGGACTTCATTCTGAAGCCGCCATCCAAGCTGCCCATGGCAGAGTGGGCGGACCGTTACCGTATCCTGTCAAGCGAATCCAGCGCCGAACCTGGTCAATGGGTGACTGCCAAGGCCCCGTATGAGAAGGAGATTATGAATGCCATCTCCGACGTATTCACGCCCAAGGTAGTCGTCCAGAAGGCATCCCAGCTGGGCATCACGGACAGCGCCATCCTTAACCCAGTTGGCTATTTTGTCGATCAAGACCCCTGTCCCATGCTGGTCGTGCAGCCAACGATAGAACTGGCAGAAGCGTTCAGCACGGACCGTCTGGCTCCCATGATACGGGACAGCCCGAAGCTACGCGGCAAATTCGGCGATCCACGGGAACGGACTTCATCTAACACGCTTCGCAGGAAAGCGTTCAAGGGTGGCTACATTGCGCTTGGTGGCGCTAACAGCGCGGCTAGTCTGTCTGGACGCCCCGTGCGCTTGGCTTTACTCGATGAGGTGGACCGCTACCCGATCAGCGCCGGAACCGAAGGCAACCCCATCCAGCTGGCTCTTGCGCGAACCAGCGCTTGGTGGAATAGAAAAGCAGTCATCGTTAGCAGTCCTGGCATAAGTGGTATCAGTCATATCGAACGAGAGATGTCCATGTCAACGTGCGAGCATTGGTATCTGCCATGTCCCAAGTGCGGTCACGCACAGATTCTGGATTGGTGGCGGGTCCGCTTGAAAGATTGCACCCATAGGTGCAGCGCCTGTGGCGAGCATTATCCCAAGTGGCAATGGCTGGCAGGCACGGGCGACTGGAAGGCTCATCGGCCATTGGATGAGAATGGCCAGATAGTAACCACGCGTGGTTTTTACCTGTCCGGCCTCTACAACCCATGGGTGGAATGGGAGATTCTCCGTGACGAATACCTGAGAGCAGATGCGGCAGAGCGCGAAGGCGACATCGAACCCATGAAAGCGTTTCTTAACACGCGCTTGGGTCTGTTGTTCGAAGACAAGGGCCATAAGGTTGACCTGGACTTATACAAGGACAGGCGCGAAGTCTACCGCTCACAGGTGCCAGCTGGCGTGTTAGTCCTGACCGCTGGCGTGGACATACACGAACGGACTATCAATTATGAGATCGTTGGCTGGGGCAAAGGCAGGGAGAGCTGGGGCATTGAGTATGGCATCTTGGATGGGGACCCGCGTGAGGATTACGTGTGGAAGCTGGTTGACCAAGCGGTGGTTAACAGGATGTTCAAGACCCATGACAAAAAACGGATGCGTGTCAGGCGCATCGCCATAGACAGCGGCTACGCCAGCGATTTTGTTTACGTTTATACCAAGCCGCGCCAGCCACGCTGCATAGCCATCAAAGGCGAAGGCGGCATCGGCAAGCCATTCATCAAAGGCGCTGGGACGCTGACAAAGAGTAACAACGCAAGGCTCCAGACGCTGGGCGTGGACAGCGGCAAGGAAGAGATCGTCAACCGTCTGTTAGTCGATGTGCCTGGGGCTGGCTACTGCCATTTTCCCAAGCTAAAGAACAACGAGCCAGCCAGCGGCTACGACGAAGAGTACTTCAAAGGGCTGACTGCCGAGCGGCGCATAGTCAAAGCGAAACACGGCTTTCGAACCTACATCTGGGTCAAGCGTTTGTCCCAAAGGAATGAGCCATTCGACTGCCGCAACTACGCGCTGGGCGCTCTCTGTATCCCGTTCAGTGGCATCAACTTGGAAACCATGAAGCCAGATGTCATATCCGAAGCGGGACCGAGCGATGACCCGCCAACAGACTTCGGCGCGCAATCCATGATGGGCAGCAAGCCACGCCAACCGCCACAAGGCGGCACTGGCTTCGGGGCAGCCAACGGCCCCATGTGGTAATTTGACAACTGGCTGTCCCATGGGAATATGGGTCAAGTTAAGGCGGAAAACCAAGCTGGCGTCACCTTTTAATCTGTTTTGGGGGTGGCGCCAGCCGCTTTTCAAACGTTAGCCCAATCGCATAAGACGCCAGCAGCCACGCGGGTCCGGTAGCCATGCCCAGCCTGTTCTTCGGCAACCAGACGGTCATAGACAGCCTTTGGGACCACGCACTCCACGCGGCAATCTCCCAACTTAGGGCGGCCACGGGCGCGTTGCTGGGGAGCCAGTTGCGGAGTAACACGAATCGGTTTTGTAATCATGGCATGGTTATATCGAATTCGATATAAGCATCCCACCTGGGTGATGGCAAGCATTAAATGAGTATTTAATCCCAAGGGCTTGACAGCGACATTTGCGGTCTGCCTACCGTCTGCCCGAATGCCAGCACCGGAACCCAAGGACCCGACCGATGAGATACCACCGGACGGCACTCCCATCGACCCAGAAGCTGGCGCACCACCGCCAGGCATGCCACTTGAGATGTTCACCTGTCCGTGGGCCCAGGATGGTCTTCGCCGAGCCATGGATGGCATGAACGCGGCATCCAGCGGTGTCGAAGGCTATGGCGTGGGCAGTCGCCATGTGCGTTACAAGTCCATCGCCGACCAAGGCAAGGTGCTCGATTACTGG